AATCATTATCGACAAAGACTTTTCACGGTCAATTATAGATGTGATTGAAACAAGTTATTTTGAGAATAAATACTTCAAATTAATCATTCAAATGATTAAGGAATATTATACAAAATACGAACATACACCAACCTTTGACACCTTAGAACAAATCACTAAATCTGAGATACAACAACCTCTGGCTGCAAAAATCATTATTGATACCCTTACAAAAGTTAAGGAGTCAACTCTTGAAGGGGCTGAATTTGTACAAGAAAAATCTATGAAATTCTGTAAACAACAGGAGTTACAGAAAGTAATGGTTAAAGCTCAAAAAATCATCGATACTGGTGAATTTGAGAGTTATGACACATTAGAGGAAATGGTTAGTAAGGCGTTACAAGTTGGGGAACACGATAAGGGAACTGAAAGTGTTTTTAGTAACTTAGATGATGTTTTAAACGAGGATTATCGTCATCCGATACCGATGGGTATTCCGGGAATAGATAGACTCTTAAAAGGGGGGTTAGCTAAAGGTGAAATTGGTGTTATTTTAGCACCGACAGGTGTAGGTAAATCTACTTTACTTACAAAAATCTCAAATCACGCATTTAATTTGGGGTATAATGTTTTACAAATATTCTTTGAGGATAACCCAAAGATTATTCAACGTAAACACATTACATTATGGACAAAAATTCATCCGGATGAATTGTCTTTAAGAAAGGATGAGGTTATGGAAAAAGTTAAGACAGTTAAGGAGACAATGTCTAATCAGTTAATACTTAAAAAACTTCCATCTGATACTGTAACGATGATGCAGATTAAAAACCAAATCAGAAAAATGATTTCAGAAGGAATCAAAATTGATATGGTATTATTGGACTACATTGATTGTGTGGTTCCGGATAAAAACTTGGGAGATGAATGGAAATCTGAGGGTTCTGTAATGAGAGGGTTTGAGGCTATGTGTCACGAACTTGATTTAGTAGGATGGACGGCAACTCAAGGGAATAGAAGTTCAATATCTTCGGATGTGGTAACTACCGACCAAATGGGGGGTTCCATCAAAAAAGCACAGGTTGGACACGTAATCATTTCCGTGGCTAAATCTCTACAACAAAAAGAAATGAAACTAGCTACGATTGCAATTACTAAATCACGTATTGGTGATGATGGTATTGTCTTTGAAAATTGTAAGTTTGATAATGGTATGTTGGAGATTGATACTGAGAGTTCAGTAACATTCTTAGGATTAGAAGAACAAACTGAAGAACGAAATAAACAAAGAATCAAAGATTTGTTAGATAAAAGAAAAGAAAAAAATCAACAACAAAATAATTAATATGAAAGAAAAAATATTAGAACCAAATAACGACAGATTCGTTATCTTCCCAATTGAACATAATGATATATGGGAGTTTTACAAACAACACCAAGCGGCGTTTTGGACCGCTGAAGAAGTGGATTTATCTAACGATATTAGAGATTGGGAAAACCTATCTGATAATGAAAGATTTTTCCTTAAAAATGTATTAGCGTTTTTTGCGGCGTCTGATGGTATTGTGAATGAAAATTTGGCTGAGAATTTCTTAAAAGAAGTTCAATATGCTGAAGCGAAATTCTTCTACGGATTTCAAATTATGATGGAGAACATTCACTCGTTAATGTATTCATTATTGATTGATACTTATGTATCTGATGAAAAAGAGAAGGACGAGTGTTTCCACGCAATTGATAGATTACCGGCGGTTCAAAAGAAAGCTAAATGGGCTCTTGATTGGATTGAGAATGCTTCCTTCCAAGAAAGATTAGTTGCGTTTGCGGCGGTTGAAGGTATCTTCTTCTCAGGTTCATTCTGTTCTATCTTTTGGATGAAATCAAGAGGAATTATGCAAGGATTATGTAACGCTAATAGTCTTATCTTCAAAGATGAGAATTTACACTGTGATTTTGCAATCCATTTAATTAACAATCACGTTGAAAACAAACCAACGGAGAAAAGAATTAAAGAAATCTTATTGTCGGCATTAGAGATTGAAAAAGAATTTATTACTGAGTCATTACCGGTATCGTTAATTGGTATGAATTCAAACTTGATGAAACAATATCTTGAATTTGTGACTGACGGACTATTAGTTAAATTTGGTTGTAAAAAACATTTTAATGTGGAACAACCATTCAAATTTATGGAACAAATTGCTGTTGAAACAAAAGGAAACTTCTTTGAGTCAAGAACTATGGAGTATCAGAAAGCTAAATTAGGGGAGTCATTAACATTTACAGAGGATTTTTAATATGATGTCACTAAAAATAAAAAAAAGAGGGGGTGACGAGGTATCGTTTAACCCCCAAAAAATATATAATAGAGTTAAACAAGCTTCAAAAGGATTAAAAGTTAATGCTGATGAGGTATTCATTAAGGTGATTACTTCGGTTCCAACAGAGGGTGTTATTACAACAAAAGAGTTGGATAAATTGGTTTACGAGATTGCTGCGGCTTATACAGGAAGTCATCACGACTACTCAAGATTGGCATCTTCTGTTGCTATTTCCGCATACCATAAAGAAACTGATGATAGTTTTTGTAACACAATGCACACATTACACGTTGATGGTATCATTAATGATAAGTTAATGGAAACTATTGAATTATATGGTCCTGAAAATATTGATTCGGTAATAAATCACGAAAATGATTATAATTTTGATTATTTTGCGTGGAAATCATTATCAGAAATGTATTTGTTAAAAACTCCGGAAGGTAGAGTAATTGAAAGACCTCAACATATGTATATGAGGGTGGCTTTATGGGTTACTAAATCATTTGAACAAGCGGTTGAGTATTATCAATCATTATCAAATCAACTTATATCTCCTGCAACACCGATTATGATTAATGCGGGAACTAAAACACCTCAACTAGCATCTTGTGTATTGAAATACAATCACGGGGATTCAAGAGAAGGGTTATTACAAACATTCAACGACATTTCAACGTATTCATCAGATGCTGCTGGTATTGGACTATGTATGTCTAGTATTCGTAGTAAAGAAAGTCGTATTAACTCATCAGGTGGATTTGCAGGTGGTTTATTAAAATACCTAAAGATTGTTAACGAAGGATTAAGATTCTTTAATCAACAAGGTAGAAGACCCGGTAGTGCTGCTATCTACATAGAACCTTGGCATAAAGACATTATTGATTTACTTGAAATCAAAAAGAATACGGGTGCTGAAGAGTTGAGAGCAAAAGATTTATTTACCTCAATATGGTTACCGGACAACTTTATGAATGCGGTTAAAAACAATAGTGATTGGTACTTATTCTGTCCTAATGATATTGTTAAAGCGGGTATTAAACCATTACAAGAGGCTTACGGTGATGAGTATGAATCAAACTACAACAAAGCTGTTGAATTTGGACTTGGTAAAAAAGTAAAAGCTCAAACAATTTGGAATAAAATTATTGAATCTCAAGTTGAGACAGGGGTTCCTTACTTATGTTCTAAAGATAGTGCTAACAGAAAAACAAACCATCAAAACATCGGGGTGATTAAACAATCTAACTTGTGTAATGAGATTTACCAATACACCGACGAGACTACTACGGCAATCTGTACGTTGTCATCTATGGTGTTGAAAAACTTTATTGTTAAAGGAGAGTTTGACTTCAAATTACTTTACAGTGAAGTTAGAAAGGTTGTTAGAGCACTTAACAAAGTTGTTGATATTAATAGTTATTCAACCGAACAAGGTAGAAAAGGTGGTTTAGAACAAAGAGCAATTGCTATTGGAACTCAAGGTCTTGCTGACGTATTTTTCTTAATGGATTATCTTTTCACATCTGAAGAGGCAAAACAATTAAACAAAGAAATCTTTGAAACAATTTATTTTGCTGCAATCACTGAGAGTATGGAATTATGTAAATCAGGTGAATACAAACCATATGACTTTTTTAAAGGGTCACCAATGTCAAAAGGAATATTCCAATTTGATATGTGGGAATTAGATTACGAAGGATTAGGTAGAATGTGGGATTGGGACTCACTTAAATTAGAAGTGTCCAATCACGGGGTTTGTAACTCTTTATTTACGGCTCAGATGCCAGTTGCTTCTTCTGCTAAAATTACAGGTTCATTTGAAATGACGGAACCGGCTCACTCGGCATTATTTAATCGTCGTGTGGTTGGTGGAGAAATCTTAATTGTTAACAAATACTTAATTAATGATTTTGAAAAAATTGGTATTTGGTCTGAAGATTTGAAAAATGAAATCATTATGAATGAAGGGTCAATTCAGAATATTAACTTTAATAATTATTTAGACCAAGAAGATAAAAATTACAATAAAAAAGTTAAAAGAATTGAACATTTAATTCCAAAATACAAAACAATTTGGGAGATATCTCAAAGAGAATTAATTGATATGGCGGCAGACAGAGCACCATTCATCGACCAATCACAATCAATGAATATCTATATGTCAAACCCAACATTATCAAAGATTTCATCATCACACTTCCATTCTTGGGGAAAAGGATTAAAAACTCTTTGTTATTATGTTAGAACAAAGGCGATATCAACCGGGGCTAAACATTTGGCGGTGGATATCTCAAAGGTGGGTCAATCAAAACCAATTGAAAAACCAAAGGTTGAATTAACAGAAAAACCAAACGATACAGAATTTGAATGTTTTGGATGTGGTTCTTAGTAAGAATATAAATCACGACTTAGGTCGTGATTTTTTATTTTGGGTGTATTTATAAAAAATAATGACAACATTATATTTATAGTTATGGCAGATGGACTTACTTATGGTTTAACTTTTCCCTTCAGAGATTCTTTTGATGGAAAATATTTAGATTTATCAGATTATAATGACCAAGAAATTAGGTCTAATTTAATCCACCTTCTATTATCTAGAAAAGGTAGTAGATATTATTTACCGGATTTTGGAACAAGATTATATGAATTTATTTTTGAACCTTTAGATGGTCCAACATTTTCGGATATTGAATCTGAAATTAGAGAGGCTGCCGGAGTTTATTTACCTGGAATAACAATAACAAATATTAGTATTACTGATGCTTCGGATGGTGAAGAAGATAAAGGTAGTTACATAAATGATAACGATGAGAGAGTTTTTAGAGTTCCGAATATCTCAGATAAAGAACATACTGCAAAGGTTAAAATAGATTACACGGTAAATAACGATGTGTTTAACAATAGTGACTTTGTAATTATTAATATATAAAATTATGGCTAATAAAAAAATATCCTATACAACTAGAGACTTCCAATCGATTAGAACTGAGTTAATTAACTTTACTAAAACATATTATCCCGACACCATTCAAAATTTTAATGATGCCTCGGTATTTTCGGTGTTATTAGATTTGAATGCTGCGGTTACTGACAACTTACAATTTAATATTGACCGAAGTGTTCAGGAAACGGTGTTACAATATGCACAACAAAGGTCGTCAGTTTTTAATATAGCAAAAACTTATGGTTTAAAAGTTCCGGGGATGAGACCATCGGTTGCGTTGGTTGATTTCTCAATCACAGTACCTGCTTTTGGTGATAAAGAGGATTTGAGGTATTGTGGTATATTAAGACGAGGTTCTCAGGTTAATGGTGCTGGACAAGTTTTTGAAACTGTTTATGATATTGATTTTGCGTCACCAATAAATGCTGAAGGATTTCCCAATAGATTAAAAATACCTAATTTTGATTCTAATAACAAATTATTAAATTATACTATAACTAAGAGAGAAACTGTTGTTAATGGAACTACAAAAGTGTTTAAAAAAGTTATAACATCAAATGATGTTCGTCCTTTTTATGAATTATTCTTACCTGAAAAAAATGTTTTAGGTGTCACTGGTGTATTACTAAAAGATAGTACACAATATAGTAATATACCTTCAGCTCAAGAATTTTTAGGTTTAGATAACAAATGGTATGAAGTTGACGCATTAGCTGAGGATAGAGTATTTGTTGAAGACCCAACTAAGGTATCGGATGCCCCGGGAATTAAAGTTGGTAAGTATATCCAAACAAGTACAAAGTTTATAACTGAATTTACACCTGAAGGTTTCTTAAAAATGACTTTTGGTGGGGGTTCACAATCAGCTGATGAACAATTAAGAGAATTTGCTAGAGATGGATTCCAATTAAATTTATACAAGTATTCAAACAATTTAGCGTTAGGTAGCACTTTAAAACCTAACACAACATTATTTGTACAATATAGAGTTGGTGGTGGTACCGGTAGTAATATTGGGGTTAATTCCATCACACAAATAGGTACGGTATCATTCTTTGTTAATGGTCCGTCAGAAAGTATCAATACGACTGTTGTTAATTCATTAAGATGTACTAATGTTACGGCTGCAATCGGAGGAGCTAACTTCCCAACGACGGAAGAAGTAAGAAATTTAGTGTCATACAATTTTTCGTCACAAAAAAGAGCGGTTACGGTTAATGATTATGATTCTATTTTAAGAACAATGCCATCACAATTCGGAGCACCGGCAAAAGTTTCAATAACTGAAAATAATAACAAAATTATTGTTCAAATGTTATCTTATGATGAGTCAGGTGGGTTAACTGAAGTTATTTCAAATACTTTAAAAAATAATGTGGCAAATTACTTATCAAATTATCGTATGATAAATGATTATGTGTCAATACAAAGTGCTAATGTAATTGATTTAAGTTTAAATGTTGATGTTGTTTTAGATAACACACAAAATCAAGGTACAGTAATATCACAAATAATTACTATTGTTTCAGAATATTTTGACCCGATAAATCGACAAATGGGAGAAAATGTTAATATATCTGAATTAAGAAGATTAATACAAAGTGAAAATGGAGTAATTTCACTATCTGACATTCAAGTATTTAATCAAGTTGGGGGTCAATATTCTTCATCACAAACATCTCAGAGATATAGTAATAGTGCAACAAAACAAATTGGATTGGTTGATGATACTATATTTGCGGAACCTAATCAAATATATCAAATTAAATATCCAAACAAAGATATTAACATTAGAGTTAAAAATCTTAAAACCGTTAATTTCTCATAATAATTTATTTTGAAATATTATGAGTTATCTTTTAAAAATAGTGTATTAACTATTTATTAAAAAAGATAAAATATGTCAAAATCGTATAGAATAAGAACTCAACCTGGGGTTGACAAATCTATTAAAGTACAAATAGACCAAGAATTCGATTATTTAGAGATTCTTTCCTTAAAAATATTACAAAGTGACATTTATACTAGACAATGTGCCGATTATGGGGTTATTGTTGGTAGAGTAAGTATAAATAATGGATTTGGTGTTCCAAACGCTAAAGTTTCTATTTTTATACCTATAGATGGTGAAGACCAATTAAATCCCGTAATATCTGAATTATACCCTTATAAAACTTTATCAGATTTAAATGATGATGGGTATAGATATAATCTACTTCCTTATGTAAAATCATATAGTGCCCATGTGCCTACAGGTACTTTTTTTACTAGAAAAGATGTTTTAGTTAATCAAACCCTTATTGAGGTTTACGATAAATATTACAAATACAACGCGGTCACAAATGATAGTGGGGATTATATGATATTTGGTGTTCCATTGGGTTCACAAACAGTTGTTATGGATGTTGACCTATCGGATATTGGTGAATTTTCTTTATCACCGCAAGATTTAATAAAAATGGGGGTTGCAACTGAAGCACAAGTTTCGGGTACAAAATTCAAATCGTCTAATAATCTTAAAGAATTACCTCAAATTATAAGTGTGAATAGAACAATACAGGTTGACCCACTATGGGGTCAGCCTGAAATATGTAATCTTGGCATTACTAGAACTGACTTTGATTTAACATCGGAAGCCAATATTGTGATAAAACCCACGTCTATATTTATGGGTTCCATAATATCATCCAATAATAATGAATTTTTACCAAGAAATTGTAGACCAAGATTAAAATCAGGTAGTTTGTGTTCATTGGTGGCAGGACCGGGTGAAATTTTAGCGGTTAGACAGACAATATTTTTAGATAATAATGGAAGACCAACTTTAGAAACTGTTGATTTAGATGAGGGTGGACAAGTAATTGATGATAATGGTACTTGGTTAGTTGATGTTCCTATGAACTTAGATTATTTGATTACTAACGAATTTGGTGACCAAATCATATCAGATGACCCAAAGAAAGGAATCCCTACTAAAGGAAAATACAGATTTAAAGTAAAGTGGAATCAACCACCATCATTATCCGAAACTGTGAGACGTGGTTATTTTTTGGTTCCTAACATAAAAGAATATGGTTGGGTGTCAAGTAATTCAGCCCCTAACGGTATTGATGTTGAAAAATCATATGCTTTTAGTTTAGATTGGAATGATTATGTGGACATTCAATCTGCGATTGATTGTGTTGATACATTCTATATGATGCAATACAATAAAGTTTATACTGTTTCACAAATGATGGACCAATATAGAAAGGGGTATTTAAATAATCAATTTATTGGGATAAAAAACATTTTAGATGATTCTTGTGAGAGTGAAAATAATAAATTTCCTACAAATGATAGTGTTTTTAGATTTGACTTAATTTATTTTTTATTTTGGATAATGATTTATTTATTCAGACCTATTTTATTAACGTTAATACCGGTAATACACATACTTTGGTTTTTACTTAAAATTTTAGCATTAATCTTAAGTGTGATAATTGCTGTAGTTTTGACCATTGTTATTATTATTTGTAACATTTTAAGAAGTATAATTGGTGCATTAGCAAACTTACCACGTTGGCTTGGTGGAAGATTTTTTAGAAGACTTAGAGATAAACTTAACTGTCCTACCTTTGCAGATTTAAACAAAATTATACGTGATATAAATAGTTTCCCGGATAAATTAAAGAACATCAAAATACCCAATTTATCATATCCGGAGTGTTCATTTTGTGACTGTGGTGATGCTGGTAGTTTACCGCAAAACGAACCTGGTAGTGAACAGTTAACCGTTGATACTTCTGACACTGTAACACCTGAAGGTGTTGGTACATCACTTTTAACCCCCTTTCAAATATTTACACAATATCTTATCAAAGTAAGTCAAACGGGTAGTACTGATAACCCTAATGTTTATACACTAGACTCAATTTATCAAAATTTATTTGCGGGAGATAGTTTAGGAAATATTGAAGAAGGGACATTAGTAAGTTCCACAAGAGTTCCTGACCTTATAACATCAACAACAACAGATGAAAATCCAAGGGCCGAACAAGTGGTTGATGGACCGGAGTATGCTTATTTCACATCAAGTCTAACAATACCTGAGAGGTTAAACTTGTTTAATACTAAAGCAAAATATTTTGACCAAAGTGTTAATAATCCAGGTGGTGGTGTAAACAGAATTAAGGTTACTTTTCAACCTGATTTAAATACTAATCCAACAACTGATTTTCATTATGATAATGTTTTGGCTATTGTTTGTATACCATCATCAAATTTTTTACAACCAGGTGATTTAGTTACTTTTCAAGATTTGGCATTATCTAAAGATATTAATGTTGTTAACAGTGGAACATCAATTAATCAGTTTGGTACTAACACCATTACTGGAACATCAATTAACAATGGTACAACAGCTTCTCCGGCAACAATTACCGTAACTTATGCTAACCCTGATGGTACTGGAAATCAATCGGTAAATTATCAAATTGTTGCAGAAAGTGATGACGCAAGTTACGCTAAATTCCCAACGGATGTTGAATATTTTCAAGTAATTAAAGGTATGTCTTATCTAGATTATTCGGGTATGTGTAATACAAATATTGTGAGTGGGGCAGACTGGAATAGTATAAACTCGTTCAACAATCGATTTTTAAGTAATTCTATGATATTTTATAGAATTGACCCAACACCAAGTGCGTATGCCTCGTGGGACTCAAATCAAAGATTATTTAAACCTATTGACTATTATCGGTCTTGTCAAAAACAAATGGTTTATTTTTTAGTTAGAGGTGTGGACCCAAACACAACTAGAACTAGTGTTCAATATGATTTAAGTAGATTGTTTGGTTTTGATTTCGGAAATGGTCCAATAGTGACGGGAAATAATTTTAAATTAAACTATCCTGTTCAAAACAGTTTTAATTGTGTTGACCATTTAGTTTCGGACAATTTGGTGTCAGATTTTTATTTTGATTCGTTTCATTTTAAACCATCTTTGGTGGGACAATTTAGTTTTAGTTCATTTACATCTAATTTTCATACATATTACTCTAATTTGGACCCTACAAACGGAAATTTTAAACCGGATAACAGTGCGGATATATTATCATCTGTATCAATAATTTCACCGGTTTCTAAAGTGGTTAATGACTATACTAACACAGGACCATTACCTTCAGCTACTATAACGTATTTTTATAGTGGATACACAGCAGAAGACCCATCAACACCAATAATTTATGATTTATCATTAAATGAAAATCCCCCACTTTCCGTTTTGGAATTCAATAATATGGTTGGTACTCGTGAAGTTGCGAATTATGTTTCACAACCAAACACATTTACATCGTTAACAATTGGTGCCGGTGCGTGGACTAGTGTTTTGTATGCTCGAAGGTCTAATGGTTCAACTGATTTTATAGAATATTGGGTTGAGGTTGATGAAGTTGCTGCTGATGGAACTACTTTTATTGCAAATATAATAAATGCCACTTCATTAGATGGTATAGAAATTCTTAATGATTTGGACCCTTATATTTTTTCTAAATCAATACCCTCATACGTTTTAAGTTCATTAAATTCAAGAATTAGGGTTAGAGTGTTTGTACGTTGTTTAAGTGCTCCAGATTTATTTATTTATATGGGTAGTACATACCCCTCAAGGATAGTTATACCACCAGCAATACCACTAATAGGGACTCAAGGTTGGAACGGTTTTATTGTTGAATGGGATATACCATATATTTTTAGTGCAACAATTTCATTAGGTATATTTTATAGGAGATATGTTGGGTCAAAAAATTTATCACCAAACGATAACCGAGGGTACTATCCGGGTGAAATGATTGAAGGTGGTAGTATGTTTTATCAGAAACTTGATATTGTTGCTGGTGCTGAACCGACTACAATAACACATTATTATGCTCCAAAATACCCTAGTTCAAATAATTTAACAATACAACTAAATAGTACCTTTGAAAACAAAATAGTTATGAGGTCAGATAGATTACCAACATCAACAACCACCCAAGACAACTTGAATAATAGTTTTATGTTACACACCAACACAAATTTTGCTATTTTCACTGTGACAGATGATGGGGCATCAGTTAGTACAAATGTTGATAGTTCTGGTTCTAATTTAATTGATGGTGACCAAGGAGATGAATTTAGTGATATATCAGATGAGCAACCTTCAGTTGTGAATGAAGTTATTGAGTCGTTCAATTGTGGAAAAATGGCTCCGCTTGGTTGTTATGATAACCCAAATAATACTTTAGCTATCTTACCTAAAACTGATAATTGTTGGAGTTTTGGTGGTGGAAATGTTAAGTTTGATGGTGGTTGTTATATATTGATAACACAACCAATTATTTCATTATTAAACGGTTCTGATTTTTTAATTGTTTTTGAATGGACAAATAGAATTCAAACGATGTTTGGTGCGTGTAGAAATGTTTTTTCACATTTGTTTACCAATAATTGGATAAATGGAACATTATATGCGTTTTCATTCGCTAATGATGTTACTTATGATAGTAATAATCAACCAATAGCTAGACATTGTAGGGATAATCTTTATTTTGACAAAAAAACAAAAAATTTCTATTATAGAAGTTCTCCTTGGGATAATAATACTTCTAATTTTGTTGGTGCTGGTAGACCTAATCCGGGTGGACTTATTGGAGGTGCATTAGGTGGTTATGGTGGTAATTTTAATAATTTAAGATATCCAACAACAATTATGGATTTAGGACCTAGAAGTATTTTTTTACAGGAAATTGTTCTTTCTGACAAATTCGATGGTTATGTCCTAAATAGGGTGAATACAACCACTTATGGTGATGTATCTGAATTGTTAAATCTTTTAATAATTACAAGACTTGCCACCCCTTCATTTTTAAGGAGAATTTTAGGTGTTGGGATATTATCGTTTTTTAGTAGAACTAAATTAATGGTTGACGGTGACTATGCTCAGATGATTTCCATAAATTCTGAATTAGGTGTTGCACCATTCCAATCAACTAATTATCCTGATTCTCCACCGGGAATACAGAATCCGATTTATTATGATAGTGGTAGTAATAGACTTTTTGGTGTGTTTTTCTCATCGGATACTCAAACTAGAGATTTTATTACACCAAAAAGAACAATAATAAATCCAAATGTGTCGGTGTTTAATAATTGTAGTTTTAATGATTTTCCAGTATTTTCACAAACAGTACCATTTTATCAATGGAATTTAAGAGGTGGTAATAGTATTTTTGGAACTGAAGATAACGAATGGGGTAGTAACCCGATAGGTGGTAGTTATTTTTTAAGTTCACCATACCAATCATTAGATAGACTAAATTTATCGTCTAGATATATGAGAACATCTGAAAGAAATGAAACACAATATTTTAAAGGGTATATTTATTCTGTTGATACAAATGGTGAAATAACCGCGGCTATAAGTAGTATAATACCAAATTCTGATGACGGTGCTTTATTTACTGTTGGAGCACCATTTCATTTCTATTTTGGTTTGAAACAAGGTAAATCCGCATTTGATAGATTCACAACTAAATGGATTGATACAACAACAACATTATAATATGGGAAATATAATTGATACTAAAGTTATTTTGGGTTCTTTGAAGTATAAAACATCTGTAAATACGGATATAAGTATACCGACACCATTAACTCAAAATTCTAAAATCTTAAATGAGTTTGATAGGTCTATTGATATTAATCTATCACAATTATTTGATGATGAAAGACAAAAATCTAATATTTTTAGACCAACTTGTAAATTTCAAGTCTTGTTTGATAATTCTTATACAGGAATCACTAATTACGCTCCTTTAGAAAATAATTTATATTATATTAATGAATTAACATCATCTTTTTTACAATGTGCGGCTAATCCAAACGATGTTTATTGGGAGGGATTTTTACAGTATAATGAATTTGATTTTATACGAAATGACTCAAATGTTGTTGGATACACTCAACCACCGGATAACCATATAAACTTTGTTACAAAAAGTGCGTCATCTTACAATTGGAATTTTTTTATTAGCTACCCGTTTAGTGGGGTAAATAAAAATTTAGAATACTTTATTCCGGATAAGAATAGATATTTTTCGTGGAAAGCTTTTGATGGTATTCCTTTTTATGTTAAAATTAATGATAGTACTCTAACTAGTATTGCTAATGGTGTTACACCAAATCCATTGTTAGAAAATGGTAACCCCATAATTCAATTTAATTGTCCCGTTAAACATGGAGTGTCTGTTGGTGAATACATAAATGTTAATATACCAAGTACAAGTTTTAATGGTGTTTTTCAGGTTTTTAGTTTGGGTAATGGTTTACCGGGAACAGATGAATATTTCGTAAATATTTATAATATTGGATTTACCGGAACTACTTTCGACAACGAACCTCGAGGTACATTCAAAAGGGTGATTAATAATGATAATCCGAATGACACAACATCAAAATATTATGTTTTACAACATAAAATATTAACAAATGTTGAAGATTATGTTTTGGTGAATGCTGGATTTGAAAAAAATATTTTTGGTGTTAATAAAAAATTTGAAAGTAGTGGGTTAACACCAAATAAAATTTCAAGAACCTCAGTTAAAAATAATAGTCAGTCGTATTCCTTATCATTTAATGTTGATATTGATATAAATGAGTTGAGAGATAATCAAAAAAGACCTTTGAGTGAATTATATGTTACAACAATTTGGAAAGGGTATTTTGGTTTTACTTTTGGTTTACAAACAACAAGTGTTGGTTATTCGGGATTAAAACAAGGTTGGGATTTTAATTTACCATTAACTAATTCAAAAAACCCAAACAACTGGTGGTCTTTGAATACTTCTGATTCTAACTTTGTTGATGGAAATAATCAACAATATCCTTTGGGGACTCTATCTGTAAATAACTCATTACCATTTACTATTAGTGGTGGACCGGGTAATGGTCCGCTTGTTTTTAAATATATGGAATCATTAAAAGAGGGTGATATATTAGATGGTGGTTTTTATGAATGGAATGATTATGAACAAAAAGAAAGATTAATAAGTGAAATAAATCACAAATTCACCTTCAACCCATTTATATTCGATATTAGTAAAAAAGATAATAATAGAAACCAATTAGGGTATTATTATAAACCACATAATAAAATAAAAATAAGAGATTTTTCAGATTACATAGAAACAGGTAATGTTAATAATGTTGACGATGTACCTGATTACGCTTATTTCTCAACAACATATGGTTCATTTATTTGGAGAGATATTTACTCATATGGTTTTAAAGATACTAATAGAAATGGTGTGGATTATCCATTTTTAAATGGTAAACATTATCCGTATGAAAATTTTATTTTTAGAATAATACCGGAAGGGACTAATTATATAGAAAGTAATTTAAATAACTACGCAACTCTTTACGGAGCGGCTCAACCAACAAAAGACGATTGTGAATAATAAATACACATTTACCCTACCAAAGGGTGACGACAAATATATCAACATACCAATAGAAATTAAATGGGATTTAATTGGTCAGGATGATGCTATTGAGAAATATCAAGAAGATGTTGTTGAAGAGATTGTTGGGTTTCCGGGTGATTTTGAAATTTTAAGATTTGCTCACGATTCATATGATAATGGGTCTAAAACCGATATTAAATATGATTTTTATTTCTTTGCAGATGATAATGGAAATGAACCGGTAAATCCGTCTTCTTTGGTTACAACCTCAACAATTTCTAATTGGATTAGAAGTTATATACCTGAAGGGTTCTTAACTACGGAAATATATTATTATGTAAAACCTTTTACAAAATCATTTTTTAAATTGGATTTTTATGACACCAAGGATACTATTAGTCAAACAAATTACTTTACAGTAATAATACCGGTTCAACAAGGGTTTACTGCTAATGGTGTGATATCATCATTACTATCGGATGTTCAAATAAAAATACCATCATTTCAATTGGATTATGTGGGAGATAAAGAAGGTTTTTTCCTGTACTGGTTAAGAAATAAAGATTATTACAATGGATTAAATACGTTTTATATGACGGCTAAATTTTTTGATGCTAGATTAGGTATTTTTGTTAAAATGATGAATAAACCTCAAATACCACCTTTTGTACCATCACCTTTTACGTTTAATCCTGAAGATTTCTTTTATTATAAAGTGATTTTAGATTATAATACAAAGACATATCAAATTTTTGATGATAATGGTAGAGTAGGAACTACAAGTTCCATAAAATGGTATGAATATGTGAATCCGTAATGACAGAGAGAGATTATAGAATAAGAATATCTCCTGAAGTAATCAATGGAGATATAAGAAAAGTAAATTTATTTACAAGTATTACAGGTGTTAACTTCGTTACTCAATGTTGTGTATTAGTTCCGGAAGAAATTGAGATTAAGATAACCGGGTCAACGTATGTTTATTCGTCAATGACAGATATTTTATCGGGTGGAACAAATGGTTCATCATTATTAACAGGGTTAACCATTCCAATTTTATTAACTGAAAATGTTAATGATATTGGGTATTACTCAATATTTGATGGGATGGTGTTACAACAGGATACTATGTTGAATTTTATATTTACCGGTAACAACTATAATTTTTGTGTTTATAATACTTCGGATACTGAGTTTAAAAAGTATTTGGAATTCTCTAATTATTTTATTGATTGGGGTGATGGAACTTTTGGGCCTTTTAATACAATACCTATATGTCATACGTATCAGTTTTCTGGTACACAAATAATTACTTTAACAGGTGTTAGTCCTTGGGGAACAAATAAAATACGTAAAACAGTAAATATACCATTCACGGGTGTAACAATTGATAATCCAAGAGGTACTGCCACATTCACACCGGCAGGGGGTAATTGGTCAGCAACATCTTTTTCATATGATTACATCTTCAGTGGTGATGCTAACTGTAATTCAACGGTTGATGATATAAGATTATTTAATACAGGTAATTTTTTTCCATTCACAGGAACATCAATACCGTTTTTAATAACGGGATATACACAATCATCATTACGAGATTTAAAACAATATGGGGGAACACCGTATAAACCGGGAGTATCGGTTACAGGTAATACCGGGGCTATTGGAATATATAGTGGTGTTAGTAATAATGGATTATATACCGCTTATACAATAAATGATATTGACTACTATGATTATCCAGATGGAACAACATTATTTGTTGTTTATTCTTCCGGTTTAACGTCCGATATGGTGGTTTGTCAACCAATAGTGAAAAATGAATTATTATTAGGAATAATTGATGAGCCGGAAGTGCAATCCAACATATTTATTGAAAGGGGTAAGAACTCGGCACTTGAACGTATTGAAAGATTGGGTGAAGTTGATAATATTGGAGACTTAGAGAAATACGGGTATAAATTTTTTAATGTGATAAACACAACATAATATGGCTACAGGAACATATGGAACTATAAGACCGGCTGACGTAAGTCCGGAAGACGTAGAGATAATTTTAAATTATACTCCAACAAGAGATGAGACGGATAATTTTGTATTAACAAAGTTAGATTCTTTATCAATATTAAGACCTTATTATAATAATACTGACACTAATGGTATTAATAATGGTGTTGAGATATTAGGTGGGTTATATAATTTAAAATTACCAGCGGAACAATTTAATAAAATTGGAATTTATACAATTTTCGTTAGACCGGCGCAAATTAGAACAACTATATTAGATTGTGGTGTTTTAAGTTCTTTACCAAACGTAAAAGGTTTAATATTTGATTTAAATTCGGTACCGAATAATTATAGAAACAAATTTGTTAGTCAAGGTTTAGTTGGTTTTAGAATTGAATATTTAAATTCTGATGGGACTAAAATACCCAATTTTTTCAGAATTATTACCTCATCATTCTTTTGTGAACCGGTTGTACAAAATTTAACAAACTCATCACAAAAGGCGATTAGATATAGATACTCAGATAATAATACTAATTTATTATTCTGTACGTTATCACCATCTTCTGCACCAACAAATAAGCCAAACGCTACACCATATATTGGACAACCAAATCAAGATGTAATTATTACTAATACATTTTTTAATCCAATTACTTTGGATATTGAAATTGCGGAGCACGATTTCTCAACATTGGCAATTGCATTATATGGTAATCAAACCAAATCTATTGATGATGGTATCTACACATTATACGACAATGCTAATAACATATACAAACAATACAACTTATATGAAATTAGAGACCAATTTAACGAGTTATTATATGAGGTTAGACAAGATAGAGGTGATAATATAGATTTCAGTAAAAACTTTACAAATATAACGCAATAATGGCTACAGAAAAATTTACTTGTCCCCCACAGACAGCGTCCGGTTCTGGTACATTTTCCGATAATTTAGTTGGTTTCCAACTTGTTACTGGTGGAGGTCTTACGCAAGGTAATTTTGAATTTTCGACTAGTGTAACGGAAAAAACAAATAGAACTTTTACAACGGGGGTATTCTCAAATCCTATAAATTTAGAAGGTTTAGGTGTTAATTCTATTGCTCAATCTAAAGCAATTTTTGAAAATAATTTTAAAGTTTATCCTAATTTTGATGTTAGTCAAGTTACTAATTTTACATCATATGGGTCAATGGTTAAACGTATTTCAACTTCGGTTGAAACTATCATTAGTCAATTTCCTGCGGCTTTGGAAGTTACATTAATGGATGAAAATTATTTAACAGGGGCAACTGCGACAAACATAATTTATAACCCAATATTAAATGAAACAACTATTGAATTAAATGTTTCAAGAATACGTAATCCATTTGATATTGATTTTACGGTTAATGCGACAAGAAATTTAGAATTAAGAGAAGTTCAGGTTTCTGAGTTGAGAAATATGACGACTCAATATTCAAAATATTCATTATACAATAATGGAAATGGTTATGATGTTATATTCATTAATCCGACAACTTCATTAACAAGTGGTGTTCTTAAAATATATTTAAAAGGTGACGTTTTTTCAGGTAAAACAGAAACGTATGATGATTTAGTTATTAGACCAAATGATTATGAAGTAAATAAAGTTTTTAATGAAAAATTTGATGAAGTTCAAAGATTTTTATTAAACAGAAATGTGGTGCCAGTTTATACTGCGACATTCAAAGTTCCAAGAGATAATGATGATGGAACTTTTTATATTGAAAATAAAAAAATAACTTGGCCGTTATATGGTAATTGGAACTTAGATATTTTAACTAATTCTTTCACATCTTACTTAACAACTTTAAATAATGTAAGTGTTAGTTTTGATGGATATCAAACAAATCTTGTGTCTAGATTTTTAACAACCGATTCTATTAAAGAGTTTGATACTTCAGACCAAAAAATTGAAAAAGTGTTACAAATATATGGTAGGAGTTTTGATGAAACAAAAAAATTCATCAATAGTTTGGCGTATATGAATTCTGTTAATTATAACACAGGTAATGATATACCATCCCAATTATTAAAGAATTTATCACAAACATTAGGTTGGGAGACAAATATGTCACCAATAAGTAACGATGATTTTTTAGGGTCGGTGTTTGGTCAAAAAAATGTTGATAAATCGAAATATAGTGGGGTAGGACAATCTCAAACACCTGATGAATTAAATTACCAATATTATAAAAATTTAATTCTTAATTCTGCATATTTGTTTAAATCAAAAGGAACTAGAAAATCAATTGAAACTTTAATGAGTTTAATTGGTGCTCCGGAGGCTTTAGTAGAATTTAACGAATATGTTTATTTGGCGGACCAAAAACTTAATATGTCAGATTTTGACATACAATATGCTAATATATCGGGGGGAACTTATTCAAGAAGAGTTCCAACATTAGAAGATGGAAATGTTTTTAGGATACAAGGTAGTGGTTATACTGGATTTACAACAGTAACATCATTAGACGATGTTGTATTAACATCAAATGATTATCCTGTTAATAGAGAGGGATATCCATCATCACCGGTTAATAGTGATTCTTATTATTATCAAATGGGTAGTGGTTGGTTTGAATCTACACCTAAACACAGGTCACCTGAAGAGGTTGATTTAACTAATAGTGTTTTTACAGGTTCTAACCCAAATTATCAAACAAAATTAACACCCTTTAGTTATGGTCAAGAATACTTAAATATGTATCAAAAATTCCCATATACTAATTTAGGGTTTAATATTAGAGAGGCAATTGATAATAATAAAAGTTGGGTTGATACTGAGATTGGGACTAGAAGTAATTTAGACGGTCAATATAATGCTCTTTATTTCACTGATAGTGAAAATTTAGTTATTAATGTTAAAAATGTTGAGTTATATTTAAATCCTGCTCAAGGTTTATCGTATGATGTTTGGTATATGTCAAGAAAATTTAACTACCCAATACCAAATGAGGGGTTAAGTTACGTTAGACCAACATATTGTGACCCAAACCCTACAACAATTTACCCAAATAAAGGTAGTGCTGGTGTTGACAATACTGTGATTAACCCTAGACCTAATCAAAAAACATTTTTTGAGTTTGCTCAAACATTTTGGTTGAATACTATTAATGTAAGAAATAGACAATTTGGTACAGATGGTGGAACAGGTGGTTACCCGACTCTCTCATCAATCTATTGGAATTATTTAGAATCAGAGTCTTTAGCTGGTATTCAAAACGATAACTTCACATATAAAACTATGGTTGAATATGTAAATGGTATGGGAGATTATTGGGTTAGATTGGTGGAACAAATGGTACCGGCAACAACTATTTGGACAACAGGTGTTAAAATGGAAAATTCAATATTTCATAGACAAAAATTTGTTTGGAGAAGACAAAGAGGTTGTGAACTAATTCCTGTTAATAATAGTGTAGGTGTAGTGGGTGGTAAATTGAGTAGTATTGTGTCTGGTAAATTCACCGGAAGTATTTTTCAAAAAGATTGTTCATTTCAGTCGGTGATATGTCCTTTATACCCTAATCAAAGTAAAGAACTTGGTGGATTTACAAATGTTTTAAAATATGTGGTTGATGAATGGATAAAAAATAATGGAAATAATAACTGTGATTTAACTACAATAAATAGTGATTGGTTTATTGATTTAAATGTAAACGGATTCGCATTTCAATACCCTTTCTTTACTGGTATTGGATATTATAATTATAAAGGTAAAAGTTGTTTACCCGCAACACCTTGTTTAAGTACTTGGACAGAATCTTTAAATTTTGCATTAAGTCAGTTAAACACATTAGGTTATGATTATCAATACGAAACAATTGATAATGTCGTTACAGATATTTCAGATACAAACGCAGTTAATATTAGAATTTGGAATACTAATTGTTCTGAAGCACCTTTAAACGAAGAAATAACGATAAATATCGGAATAAACTTTACAATATCTTGCACAAATTAATAAATGAGTTGTTTTTTATCATATACATCAAGCATAACCGGAGATTGTAGTAACACAAATTTAGGGGCTTTTACTATTGAAATTGATGGGACCGCACCTGACTATACCATACAGTGGTTATCACCAACGACAGGTATTACATCATTGGGTGTTGGTGTCACCTCTTATACCCAAACAAATTTATCGGCCGGAACATACGTATTTAACATAATAGATAGTTGTGCCCCAACAAATACCTTTGTACCGGTTAATATTTATATCTCAAGAGGAACTAATGTCTCAATAACAAATATTAAGGACACGATATGTGATTCTAATAATGGTATGTTAACGGCTACGACATCAAATTATTACGGTCAAGCTACGTTTGACTTATATAATTCAGTTACGGGTTTAATTAAGTCATTTACGGTAAACAATGGGGTGTGTTTTTTTGATGGTTTGTCCTATGGTACTTATTATGTTGTTGCTAATGATGGTGGTGGGTGTACTGGAAAGTCAGAGAGTGTGATAATTAAAGAATCCTCAAATCTTTCATACGGGTTTTATAAAGTTGATAACGCGGGTTGTTCTATAACTTCCGGTAAAATAATCATTACGGGTTTGACAGGAACACCCCCATACACGTATTTATGGTCAAATGGTGGTATTGGAGATAACATAACAGGTATTACTGCGGGCACTTATAGTGTTACTGTAACGGATAATAGTAATTGTTCACTAAGTCAATCAGCCGTTATAAACGATATAAGTCCGGTTGGGGTGGGTGCTACTTTTTTTACTCAACCAAATTGTTTCACTCCTGATGGGGAAATTAGAATAATAATTACCGGTGGTACACCACCTTTTTATGTTTTAGGGGCGAATGGTGTTTCAAATATTACGTTTGATAGAGATGTGACATTTACCGGATTGGGGCCAGGAACCTTTACAATTCAAGTTGTTGATGGTGGATTATGTAGTTTTACAACATCACCTGTATTATTAACACCAAGAGGTATGTCGTCAATATCTGTTGGTGTTACCAATTCAGTATGTAATAACTTTTCAGGAAAAATTGGGCCAATAAATGTACAAGGTGGTACCTCACCATATACATATACGCTTACTGATTCATTAGGTGGTGTTAATTCTGTTACAAAATATGAATCTAATTGGGTTTTTGATGGATTATCTGATGGTACATATAATTTGACAATTACGGATAGTGGTGATTGTGTTTTCAGTGATGATTACACAATAAATAATACTATTTTATTTGATTTAATTGTGTTACCAACAGGTACTACTTGTAATAGTAATAACGGTAGTGTGACTTTACAAATTACAACCGGTGGTACCTCACCATACCTGTATGAGATTAATGGGTCGTCAATAATAACATCATTAACATCATATACTTTTAATAATTTATTTTCCGGAAATTATATAGGTAGTGTGACTGATTCATTATCATGTAAACAATCACAAGTATTCACAATTGATAATTCAAACACTGTTGATTTTCATTTATTGTCAACTAATTCGTTAGATAATGATGGGTCAATAACTGCTTATATCACAAACGGTCAACCCCCATTTACATTATATTGGAGTGGTAATGTTGGTGGTCAGACTGGTTTAACTGTTAATAATTTATCAATTGGTGATTATTCTCTTAGAGTTGTTGATAATAACGGATGTTCTAAATCAAAAAAAATATCTATTGTAGGTAGTTCTAAATATGGTTCAACAGGGTATTTTAATGTTGGAAGTTCAAATCAGTTTAATCAACCAATATTTGTTGAGTCAACACCTAAACAATTGTTAAATGAGGGGTATAATCAAATTATATTGGATTCTCCCGGAAATACTAATTGTGTATTAAGTGCGGCAACTTTTCAGGTTTTTGTTTATGTGGGTATTTATACTACTTCAAGTGTTTTTTATAATAGTACGGGATTGTTAGATTATCCTTCGGATGAATTATGGTATAACACAATTCAAACATTATTAGAATCTATACCATCAATAGGTTCAGTTAGTATTAACTCAACTACTAATACAATTGTTGTTGAGTCAAATAATGAAGACACTTCAGTATCTAATTCTGAGATTAGTGTTGTTATGAGAATCGACTATGTGATAGAATGTGTTTGTCCTGTACTAACACCAACACCTACAAATACCCCGACAAACACTGTTACACCAACAGTTACACAAACGCCTGGATTATCGCCAACACCTACACCTACTGTAACTAAAACACCAACGACAACACCAACGACAACACCAACAATGACACCAACGACAACTCCAACAATGACTCCAACACCATCAACTAAGATTATGTATTATGTGTATTTACAATGTGGAACAAAAAATGAAAGTCAAAATAATGTTATAATTCAACCGGTTCCTGCAATACCAACCAATGTTGTAGGTAATGTTATTTTTGATTCTAAAAATAGTATTTGTTGGGAATTGGTTAATATTTCTGATAATTTATCACAATTACAAAACATATATCAATATAATGCTTACTATAATAGTAATTACTTCACTGAGGTGTTTGGAAAAATATTTAGTAATAGTAAAGGAAAAACCGCTTGTGGAGAATGTGATAATTATGTTAAAGGTTTTGAAGTGATGTCAATCACTAAATGTGATTTTAACATTAGAAATTGGAGTAACTGTGTGGATTCAAACACTCAGGGTGAAATTTATGTTAATGATGTAACGGTATATTCATTTAATCAATCTTTTGACTCTAATCTTTATACGTCAAATTTAACTGTTAATAATGGTGATTCTATACGAATTCACTTAATTGTTCCTTTGGAAAGTACTATAACTTTAAATACAGAATTGACAAGTGGTAATGAAACTCGTACAATAACCAATGAAGATTTTACATTAGATTTAATTGTTAAATGTAGTGAAAAAACTCAGAAAATTGATATTTTCTCAACTTGTATTGGATAATAAAAAAACCCACCAAAAGGTGGGTTATTTTTTTTACCAAATTTGTTCTTGTCTCATATGACCTAAGACACAACAATAAGCGTCTGTTTGGTCGAAGTTTTCTTTTTTAAGAGTGTTGTTTCTTGTGTATTGCCAAGTAATTTGAGGTTCTTTCTTGGCGATTAAATCCCAAATGATTAGTTTCTTATCTATGTCTTTGGGAAGACCACCAAATAATACAAATTTACCTTTGTCGTTTTCTTTAACTAATTCGGGGAAGGCAAACTTACGTGAGTTGTATGTTGATATGAAGTCAGGAACTATCCCTAAAACGTCATAAATTTCTTTTGTGACCAAAGTGTTAAACCTTAATAGAGTTTGTACTGTATAAACGTTATTTGAGTTTAATAGAGGTTCCTCAATAATAACCTTAGTGATACCCATATCTTTATATTCTAAAAGTTTGGTTCTAAAAATTTCACCTTTAAGAAGTAACTCTTTTATTTTATTTTCTTCCTTTGGTTTTGGTGTTGGTGATACGTGAGTTAGTTCTAATAATTCTTTACTTTGTATGTCAAATAATGCCCAACCAATAGTTTTGGTTGAAACATCAAGCCCTAAAACTTTAGGGCTTTCTTTTAATGTTTTTTTCATATGTTAAAAATCAAATTTTACCAAAAACTGTTGAGTACCCTGTCGTGGGACTGGAGACTGTAGCTTTGATACAATCATAAGATTAAATTCACTGTCGTAAAGACCAATTTCACTAACTTGTGGTGTAATACCTGATGACCAAGTAGGATTTGATGGTTTTTGAAATTCTGACTGACTAAGATTAATCTTATATCTCATTTCATAAATGGTTGCTTGAATATCGGTTTCTAAGGAACCATAGAAATAATATTCATCACCAAAATTAAGTGTTGTGTTACTTGTTGAACCAGTTGGTAATGAGATAAAAGTATTCAAATTATATTTTGGTGAACTTTTATATAAAGTATTTGTGATAACAAAAGTATTACCTGTTAATCCACTTTGAGTTATATATCCATTTACTGTTGATGCACTTAATTGGTTTGTAAAATTAATTATTTTCCATTCGTTAGATTGAGGTCTTTCACCGTCTTTAACAATTTGACAAATGATTTGAAATGTATTGGCAACATAACCATTTGGTAAAGTTCTGTTAGTTATTTGAGTTAAACAATTAAATTCATTTTTAAATCTGACAGCGACATTCTGACTCTCAACTATTCCACAATCAAGGTTAGGTCCGTTTATTTTAGAGTAATAATTACAATGTAGAGAATTAGTTGCTCCTGATGATTGATTAGTTAATAGGTAACTAACATATAATGTTTGATTAGACCCGGATAATAATCCCAAAGAAGAACCTTGACTTGGACCAAAAAGATTTGGTGGTGTGAGTGATATAGTTGTAGCGGGTAAAGTCCAATTACGATTTGATTTGTATGATAAAGCGGCAACCAATTCTTCATCATCGATTACAACAATTTTTTGGTCAGGGAATATTTTCCCAACTCTATTAGGTAGTGATGAATCATATGAGGTTGGGTTATTATCCCATAAATTATAATATCTAATACCCGGACTATTCATATCATCATTTTTTGTTGATTTGATATAGTGAGGTTTTAATAATTGAACTGGTTGTGTATTTGAACCTGTATTAGGTATAAACTTCGGTGGTAATGCGTAAAATGTTTCACCAACACAACAAGTTGGTGATTTATGCCACATAAGCCAAGGAATATGTAATTTAAAATTGGTGGCCTGACCTGTTGTATCATTTATATTTGAAGGGTCATATGGTTCCAAAGCAAATTTTTCACCGTAAAATAAATCAATTGTTTGGTTAGTGTAATGAATAATGGCGATAGCTTTTTGTTCTTTAGGTGTAACAACTATTTTATTACTAAAAGTGTCGTAATAATACACAGAATCTTCCACAACACCATTTACGTTCACAAACGTCTGACCACTATCAGACATATAACCCAAATATTCTTTAGTTCCAATATAAGTGGTTGACCCAAAGTTATTGAAATCCAAACTTGGGAATGTTAAACCTGCCGGATTTTCAGACCAAGGAATATTCATATTCCACACCTTAACGTCAAATTCGTCAGTATCACATACAGAATTAAAATTAATTACATTATTACTCCAATGATTAGTAGGTGTTACACTATCATAAAGGTCGGTCATTTTTGGTGGATAAACTAATGTTCTAGCGTATGAACAACCTGATGAAATATAAGAGTAATTAGGGGTATTTCTATCTAATGTTATCTCATCCAAACATATATCAACAATACGATATGTTAAAATATTACGACAACTACTTACATTAATGAATGTATTAATCACTGGTGTTGGTGTGCATCCGGTCGGTGTTGTTATACAACAAGTTGATGATGGTGTTGGAGTTGGGTCAGGTAATTTACAAACATCGTATGAAGGTGTCATTGTTGGTGTTGGGGTTGGCGTGGGTGTTGAAGGTGTCGGTTCTGTAGAACATATACTTGCGTTACCATCAAAATAGATTGTTATTAAATCTCCTTTAGCGGGTAATCTAACGATATTGGTATTACAACCCGAATATATAATTTTAATTTTGGTACCACCAGTAAATTTACACATATCGACAACGTAGTTAGAATTAATCACATAGTCCTTATTGGTGTAAGTATTCCAAATTGGTGATGTCGTAGAAGAATTCCCACTAAAGAATCCTCTAATAACAGTACTATTATATATTGGAGATATTGCCGGATTAGAAAATGGAATACCATATGTATTGGTATCATCATTATCTACATAGAAAGGGTATTTAACATTTTGTTTGTTGGTTTGCCCCGGTGCTGAATTTTGAGAATTAAAATTAGGTTCTAAAATATTGGTATTTGCTTGACCATACGTGTTATTTAATACGTTGTATGAAACTTCACTATCTCCAATTTGAAAATAAGAGATGTTAAAATTACCTTCAGATAGTTTTTTTCTACCGGTGTCGGTTAATCTTGTATTTATTAATCCTGATGTGTTTTTAAGTATATATCCCATGTAATATAAATATTCTATTTTTTATTATGTGTTAACAATTAATGAACAACAATCACAACCACTAATAATAGCATTTGCAATTGAGTATGTATCATTACTATATCCAACAACACACAATCCGGTAGTTGTTTTATCTACTCTAGTTGTTGTTGATATTACAATTGTGTCAGTATTAGTTAAAGTAATTGAATTCCAAACTTCATTAATATCGGATTGGTAAATAAAATCACTTTGACAACCTGGTCTTGTATTAACCGATTTAGTATTACCTGTTGATGTGAAACTAATGGGTATTGTTGTAAAATTACTATTTAATATTGTTCCTGTTGTTAAAACTGACGTTCCACTTGTTGGTGATGAATAAAAATTATTATCGTGGATTAAATCAAACGTAATTGTTGTTCCATCAGGTAATGGTGGTGTGACAGTTATGGTTGTCTCGTAGGAATTAACTAACGATGTTTCATTAATAATTGGTGTTGTTGTTGTCGTATTTAAAGAAAGAGTATATGTTGTTGCTATTTCAGGTTTATCTATTGTTATTGTTTTTGAAAAAACATTACCTAAATAATCTGATACTGATAAAAGATAAATTCCCGAACATAATTTTGTAAATATTGGGGAACTACTATACGTCACACCATTATCAATTGAATATGAATATGGGGGATTATCTAAACTTACATTAAAAATAATACTACCATCACAAAAACAAGTTGGTTGGTTAATACTCACAGGAAAATTTGTTGAACGACCAACAAAGCAACTACCTTCAACACTTTCTACTGTTACCTGACCACCACCAATAGCCTGCCAATTTAATGGGGGATTTGAATTAATGGGTGAGACATCATCAAAAAACACAAGATTGTCTGGAGAATAACCAATTATATCCCACTGAGATTCCGTTGGATTCCACAGAGCTTTTGAGTTTTGAAACTCCCAAAAAGGATTACCATTTGAATCTAACTCATCGGATGGTATAAAATGAGCTGGTTTTTTAGCACTTGGATTACTTAACGGGGCATAAGTTAAACAAAAATCTTTATATGTTGTTTTTACAGATGCTGTCAATAAAATTTCTGATAAACAATATTCATTATAAAGAAATAGTGATTCAATATTGTCAGGAACTTCAACAGTAATCCCATCAATAACTGTTAAATCATCTCGTGTTAAACCAGACGCATATACTATTGGGTCCGATTCGTAAATTGGAGGAATATTTCCTATAACTAAAATTTCATTAAAATAAATTGTATATGGTCCCGGTGAGGTTCCTCCTGTTATTTTTATTGTAAAATATCTGCTCATAATTATATAATGTATGTTGTGTTATAAGTTGTTACAGTTCCTCCTGATAGTTGATATACTAATACCTCTGGTGGAGTTAGAACATAATTAATGACTGGTGTCGCCCATATTTCAAAGTCGGTGTTACTTAGTGGGTTTGGTAAAGCAGCTCTATACCTCCATAACTCGTACCTAAAGGTTTGGAAAGTTCCGTAATTCAATATTCGACCTGATTGGTTATAATTACATACTGTTCCGGATAAAGAAGGTATTATTGTGTAAGAAGAGGGTAATGGGTCATTAGCCGGAGTTCCGGAAAATGGGTATGTGTTACCAATATTTGTTGAACCTTGAAAATAATTTTCCCGAAAATTCGATGGGTTACTACTAGTAGGAAAAAGAAGAATACGGTCTGCATAAATTGGATTTTGATAGTAAATTCCGTTTGAAAAACTTTTGTTTGTTCCATAGTTAGTGGTGGAACCTGTTGAATAATTATTAAATAAGTTTACTCTACTAATTATACCTGATGTACAATCTCTGTCACAAATATCGAAAGGAGGGCTCACTTGATTTGTTATTGTATTTGCGGTTATGTGTATATAATATAGAGTTATCCCTCCACTTATTGTAGTTCCAGTAAAAACAGTTGATGTGGGATGTAAATAAATACCTATGCTTCTAATTATACCCTGAGTATCACCACAATTATCTGGTGCGGTAATTGATGGGATTCTCATAATCACACTCATATAATATTCAATTTGTGTTGGAGGTGGGTTAGTCCAACAGCTTGATATTGTCCCTACCCAACCGCTGTAGTATGTTGAGATAACTGTCGACGAACCAGTAATCCCAAACACACCTCTACCAGTACCATCTGTTAAAAATGTTTTATCATAAATTGTGGGTGTTGAATCGATTGTACAGATAGAGGTAGTAGAATTACAATTTTGACCTTGACAATAACGAGTTCCATTATTCAACCTTGTACTAAACGTATTATTAGTGGGTTGATATCGTAATGAATTTCCGTCGATTGAATTAAACCGACCATCAAAAGCGTAGTAAGTATTAAAATCACTATTAACTCTAACAGTCTCAGTACAACCAGTAATTGTAAAGATAACATCTAAAGCCCCACAAGGTTGGGGTGTTGATGCAATTGTTGTACCAATTATTTTTCTTATGGAATTATTGTTGGTACAATCTATACAGTCAAAATCATTTAAACAATTTAAGTATAAGGTCCATAATGTATTACTGACTTTAGACTCAACTTTAATTGTTATCACATCATTGGGAGAAATTGTTAACCCTGTTAATGTTGTTATTTTTCTATATAAATAAGCGGCATTTCCTGTATTACCTGATTTAGGGTATAAATTTGGTGTTAAATTTGTCGGAAAACCTGTTTGATTACCAATTTCGATATCCTCTAAACCTATTACAGTTGTACCATATGCCGCACCTTTAAGTGATATTGTTATCCTATCTGGTATTTCAAAACCGTCAAATATCCAAGCAATATATTTGGTATTGGCGGATATATTAAAACTTGACGATACTGTTTGTGGTGTGTTTGATGCGATATCTAATTTTAATACTTGTGAATAGGCACTGTAAGGGTAGTCTGTACGTGTATTAGTTCTAACTTCACAAGTTAGTGGTAGTACCTCTATTGTAGGTAAACAACTACCACTAAATAAAATATTTCCAGTTCCTCCGGTATTTGAATAAGTTATACCATTTATCTTTACTTTGTCTATGACAGGGGTGTAAACACCGGCGATTGACGGAATTGACCGACCTGGTCCTGATAATGGGTGAGTGTAAGTACTTGCTGGGGTTGCATATATTCCACTACCTGAGGAAAAGGCTAATGTTGTTGTACTGTTAGGACCATACCAATTTATTCTATAATCAGTTATTTCACAAGTTCCCGTTAATTCTCCTGCGGTAATTACCGCTGATGATGTTGCAGGATATTGTGACAAACCCAAATTACAATTATCACAAATATCATTATCTTGAATAAGTATTGTTATACAATAAAGGTCATCCTCTTGTCTAAAACCTAAGTCAGTTGTTCCATCGGGCACTTCGATTATATAGGGGCAAAGAGGTGGTTGAAGATTTGATAATGGTATCGGTAGAGGGTTAATTGGTGTTGAGTCATAATCACTATTTAAATAGATGTTAAATGGACCTGTGCTCGTTTGAACGTTGGGATTAAATGTTATACAAGTTGCTGCTGAAAATGACATATATGTTAAGTTAAATTAAATGTGTATCCGGTCATTCCGTTATCAATACATTCTACAGGTAAAAATTCTACAATACTTGCTTCGAATGTACAATCTTTTTCCGTGAATATTTCGCATATTACTGTTACCGTGTAATCACCCCAATAATCAACTGTTGTTGCGGTATAAGCACCGTTACCAACAGGACTATATGTTGGAGATGTGGGTCCGCCAATCCAAGTTACGGTATATGGTGATGTTCCACCAGTAATTATTACAGAAACCGTACCGTCGTTTATAGAAAATTCTGAAGGGTCTTTGACCAAACATCTAACACCCATAGGTAATATTGTTATAACGCCGCATTCATTTCTGAATTGGGGAACTCCGGGAACTACAGGTTTAACGTCTTTATTTTGAGTTCCGCAACGGAATATATATTCTGTACAAAATGAACAAGAATCGTAAATTAAAAAAATTGGTGTTGAATTATAAAATGATAAATCATCTATTGGTGTTGTTGAAGACCCACTATAAGTTACACATCCCGAGAATGAATCAATTATAAGGGCGTAAACACCACCAACATTATCTGTAAAATTTGACCATGAAGTTAATGGATTGGTATTATTTATAATACCAAAAGGTTCTTCACCACAACAGGGCGTAAAATAATAAAATTGTGACATTATGTTTTTATTTTATTTATAAATAATACGAAGTTTCATTTTATTAAAAATATAATTGACTTTTGTTTTTAATAAATGGTGTGTTGGGAGATATTTATAGATATGAAACTAATAGATACAATATCAAATGTTGTTACGGAAGCCAAAGAAGCTTATGAATTGGCGTGTGACAGAGGTGTTCCTGAGAAGGAACTTGATAGATTAGAAAAAAACTACTATGAGTCCTTAAAACTTTTAAGGATATATGAAAATTTAGGTAAGAGAGAAAATAAACAATCTGAATAAAAATTGATTATCTTGCAATTTCTGTTATTTTTACATAAAATCCGGCATTAGGATATATAGTAATAGTATCATCTGAAGAATCTCTTCTAACATTTACTGCCCAACCATATCCTGTTGTACTACTATTAGTTACTCTACCCGCTAATGGGAACAATGTACCACTTCGTGTACCACCCCCTGAACCATTAGCCCAAACTTGTCTCTGAACACCGATTTCAATCCCATTCCAAGTTATTTGAGAAAAGAATGAATCGCCAGCGGCTCCATCAACAAAATACACAGCGTATACTTCAAAGAAAATATATGACGATGTAGAAAGAGGTATATATGTTCCGGAAACTACGGCAGTGTAAATATTTGTGTTGTTTGTGTAATCTGAAGTAAAACTTAAATCACTTGCACTAAATAATTTAGTTTGAATTGTTTGTCCAGCAACCCAAGCGTTAGCTGTTACACTACCAACAACAACCAAGTTACCGGAATCTGAAATACTAAAACATAAATTGTTGTAAGCACTATTAACAATTTCTAATCCACCTATGTTATTTACCCTAAATGTTTTATTTATGTTAGTTGCCCCGGCAGCGGTATTAATTACTTTTATGAAGTCGGTATAACCTGTTCCTCCGACAGTATTACTGCCACTAAACACAATCATACTTTGATTATTACCGGGATTAACATTTACGTTTCCATATGTTCCAATAAGTGTACCCCCACTTAAAGGTAGATATAAACCTGATGTACTACCTCCGGGTAGATAAACTCTCCAATTAGAGTTGGTACTTGTAAATCCACTTACACCTTCTATATTGGAACTTGTCCATCCACTTATAAATGATTGTCCGGCAGATGAACGACTATTGATTACCGTTGTATAATCTGAATATGTTACCGAAGAAAACCCGGTGAGACCTGACATATTATTCCATAAAGTATCATAATTCGGTATTACATATTGATAAACTTTATCTGTCTCGTGTACATAAACCAACATACCTAATCGTCTTCTACCTGATGAGATATTATCTGAATTTAATGTTAGATAATCCGGAGATAAAAATGTTCCATTACCTTTTGTGTATCTAATAGGTATTGTATTAGCTGATAATTGGATTAATGATGGATATGATGATGCCGTTAAAGTTAAAGACAAATCTGATAAGTTATATACTTCCATATAACCACCAACATTAAGATTAGAAAAGTTAGTTCCAAAGACAGATGTTCTTGAAACGGATTGTGGCGTTGATACTTGAACGCTTGATATTGGATTTTTGTACGGTACTGACATAATAATAAATATTATGTTTTAGTATTTCCTTTAAAGAATATTGAAGACGATAAAGATGGTGGAGGAACGGCACTTGGGATTAAACAAGATGGGTCAATCCAAAGAACTCGATATACATTTGATGGTATTGCAGCACCACTTGAAACAACAACATTAGTTGCTGCCAATACAGTATCAGGGATTAAGTTATAACCAATATCATTTGAACAAGGTGTGTTTGAACCAATATCAACAGTCATATTTGTCATAGTACCACCAACAGCGTTTAATGGTATCCAAAGTGTGTAGAAATATTGAATACCGGTATTAACTTGTGACGGTGAAAGTTCAATAGTGTTAAATGTGTATTGGTCTTGAGTACAACCGTAAGTATCAATTGTTGTTCCGGTTGATTGTTTAACATATCCTTTTAATGTTGAAACATTTGTTATAAAGTTTCCACTACCACCGGTAAATCCTGAGTAATGAATATAAATATTTAAATCGTTTGAATATCCACTAATTGATGGAACACCACCGTTACCCCACCCTAAGAAACTAGTAGAGCCGTTACTAAACATATAGTTACCTAAATTAGTTAATGATGTGGTATCTTGTGGTTCCGGAACTAAATAAACGTATGGGTCAAACACATACGGATAAGTAGGTGTTGGTGTGATTGTTGGAGTTATACTTGGAGTAGGTGTGTTCGTTGGTGTGATACTTGGTGTTACGGTATTAGTTGGTGTTAAACTGATAGTTGGTGTAATGGTTGGAGTAATGGTTGGTGTAATACTTGGTGTAGGTGTATTTGTTGGTGTTGTAGTTGGTGTTATGTAAATACATTCATACACCTTAAATCTTTCACACCCGTCTGAAGTTATTATTTTAATACCGACAGATGGTGCCAAACTAAAAGGTGTTGGTAAAACAATCTCAACTGATGATGGAACCGGTTTGTTAATTTGTAATATATAGGCACAATTATCCCCATAGACATCACATACGTAAATGTTATAGGGATAAGTTAAACCTGTGATACTATTTAGGGTTATTGATGTCATTTAACAATATTAAATACAACCACCAATGTTGTATGTGTCGTTATCATAAATACAATATGCTCCCGTTGTTAAATTATTCCAAGATGTTTGGTCTGTAACATTAGAGATAAATGTAAAATCTCTATATAAAGTTTCCCTCAAATCAACCGCCAACCATTCTTGTGTTCCAATACATATTGTAGGATAAGAAGTACCATCATTACCGTAATAAAAACTTGATTGACCTGGTAATAACGTCGTTGTTGACTTGACTAATCTAACCGGAGAACCATTTTCTCTGTTAGAATCATATGTTGTTATCGTTGTCAATCCACCTGAAATTAAAGGTAGAACCCAAGATTGATTAGTTCCATAAGGAGTTAATGTTCTATATAAACTACTTTGTTTTTGATTTATAAATCCGGTGTTTGTTCTAATACCATTTCCAATACCATTAAATCTGGATGAATTTGTTGCATTAGTGTTAGAACTATCCCAATAAGTTGATGTGCCCGATAATCTTAACGCTCTTGAATTATTTGAAACTGATGATAATAAAACATCAAAATCTGATTTAGAAGGAACTGACCAATCATCTGAACTTGTAATTGATTGTGATAATGAACCTGTAAGGGCGTAGAAATTATACAAGTAACCAAAACAAGGTAAATTTGTTTGAGTTGCTGATGGTGTTGGTGTTGGTGTTGGTGATAATCCCGGTGTATTTGTAGGTGTAGGTGTTGGGGTTGGTGATAATCCCGGTGTATTTGTAGGTGTAGGTGTTACGGTATTAGTTGGTGTTGGTGTTTGTGTGGATGTTGGTGTTATCGTTGGTGTGATACTTGGTGTTACGGTATTAGTTGGTGTTGGTGTTGGAGTTGTATTAATTAGACAAATTTCACAATCATTTAAATTAGAATAACCCCAAGGACCCGAAGTTATTTGAATTATATTTTGATTACCATATTCATAATCTATACCTAAATAAGAAATACATTTAGATTGACCATCAACATTGGCACCATAAATAACAAAATCCTCAAATAATGTTCCAGGAAAAAGACCGGTAACATTATTGGTGTAATAATATACGCTTGAATTAAAACAATCTTGCCATTTAAGAGTTCCCGGAGGTGTTAATTGTCCAGTAATTGGTGTGTATTCCATAAAACCATACAATAAACAATTACGGGGTATTAATGGAGAATAAAAAGGTAATGGGTTATTTGTTGGTGTGACTGTTGGTGTTGGTGTCGGTGTTGGAGTATAAGTATATCCACTAGCATCAATACCAATAATAGAACAAAAATTAGTTGATGATGGTGTTACTGTTATTGTTGGTGTTACACTAGTACTCGGTGTAGGTGTTGGTGTTGGTATATATTCACAATTAAATAAAGCTGTAAAATCTAACACACTACAATTTTTAGTTGGGGTTGGTGTAGGTGTTGGACACGCACCACTAAAAACATAAAAACTTGATAAATCAGGACAAGTGCTAACAGAAGGATTTTTCCCTGTTAAATAACAAGACCCTCCTAAGGTATCAGATAAACACCAATAACTTGTTGCTCCGGTATAAAAATATATTTCCCACCCATTAGTTTGACCTGTCCAATAAGACCGACCATTATAGGTTCCACCTGTTATGTAGTTATCATCGGCTCCTACTAATCCGGTATTGGTTATACAGTATGTTGAGTTACAAGACATATTAAATTAGGATATTTGAAATTGATGTGCAACCATTATTATCAATAACTTTAAGATTAAATGAAACTTGACCTTCCATTATTGTTGGAATTTGAAAATCATATGGTAATGAAGATGATGGTATTGTGTTAATATATGTGCAAGTTATATTAAATTCATCACATAGATAAACATTAAATGGTGTTGCTCCTGATATGTTGTTGATGTTAATATTTGTTGGCATCTGTTTAAAAGTTATTATCATAAATATAGGAGGATTAAAAAACTAATAAAGTTTTGATAATAATAATTTTATTCGTATATTTGCAGTTATGTCGGATGATGCGGAAATATTATTAGAGATACTACACGAAATTCTTGGTGACGAGAAACTTCACTATGCGTCAAAAGGACAAATCTCGTTTGACTGTCCTGTCTGTGATGAAGACAGACACAAAGGGAACCTTGAAGTAAATTATTTTGAGCACGTATATAAGTGTTGGAGTTGTGGTGATGAGAATAATACCAAGGGACCTCTTGGAAAACTAATTGATGTTTGGGGTAACAAGAAACAAAGAAAAGTTTATAATTTACTTCAACCGGAAAATCACAAACCAAAAGAAAAACGAGTTAATAAATTAAGACTACCACAAGGATTTACCCTCTTTAAAGATAGTAGTTTAGTTTATCCGGTTCGTCGTCAGGCATACAACTATCTTAAACAACGTGGGATAACCGATGATATTATTGAGAAGTACGGGATTGGTTTTTGTGATAGTGGTGCATTCTCCGGGAGAATTATTGTCCCATCCTACGATAGTAAAAATGAATTAACTTATTTTATTGCTAGAAGTTGGGACCCGAACACAAGAGCCAAATACAAAAATCCTGAGGCAGAGAAAGACATAATCATCTTCAACGAAAGTTTAATTGATTGGTCCAAAGACATCTATCTATGTGAAGGTGTCTTTGATAGTTTCTTCTTACCCAATAGTATTGCTATGTTAGGAAAACATATGTCGGAACTATTATTGAATACTTTGTATGAAAAGGCGAAGGGTAATATTATAATTGCTATTGACGGTGATGCTTATAAAGATGCAATCAGATTATATGAAGAATTAAATGGGGGGATATTATATGGTAAGATTAAGGTATTAAAATTACCGGAAGATAAAGACGTTTGTGATTTAAAAGGTCAGATTGACGAATATTATGTTGATATGAGATAAAAAAATTACATTTTATTTGGTGGTTTAAAAAATAGTTGTATCTTTGTGCTCTAATTAAAACTATTCTTTATGTCAAATACAATGTCAGTTGATTTACCAAAATTCTCAAGATTACAAAATGAATATCTAAACGCTGTTAAAAATTCACAGGAAATTTTTATTTTTGATGGGAATGAATTATTAACTAGTTACGCAAAATATCTAATTGAATATCTTACACCGATGTTCCAAAAATAAATAACTATGGAAAAAGAATTTATACCTTACGAACAAGCGTTAGCTTTAAAAGAATTAGAGTTTGATGAACCTTGTTTTGGTTATTATAAACCGAATGGGGAGTTAGATTATATTGAAAATCATATATTAAAAGATTTTCCATATTTAGCAAAAAATAGTGAATGGCAAGATTTGGTTGCCGCACCACTTTACCAACAAGCATTTAAATGGTTTAGAGAGAAGTATCAAATTGATAGCTGTATTCATAGAAATGGAGGAATGAATATAGATGAAAGAGGGTTTTTACCTTATTATGAAGTTATTATTAGGTATAAATCTCCTGAATTAAAATGTGTAAAATATTCACACGAAGAAGCAGAACTTGAATGTCTTAAAAAATTAATAGAAATAGTAAAACAAAAAGATGAATAAAGAATTAAATGAAGTTGCTAAAGAGATTAGGGATTTATTAGAGAAGAAAAGACAAGAACTTGAATTAACATTCGTTGAGGACACCCACACTTATTATATGAAAGATGTGGATGGTGTTGTTAAAGATACATTCCCCTCCGTTAGTAAGGTGATTAAATACTTCTATGATGAATTTGATAGTGAGGGTATTTCATTAAGAAAGGCACAAGGTGATTTAGAAGTCCAAAAACAATTATTAGATGAGTGGGCCGCAGCCGGTGAATATGCTACCAATATGGGTAGTAGAGTTCATTACTTATTAGAGAAAAAACTAATCGATATGTTTGGGGGTTACAAAGAGGTAAGACAACCAATCTTTGAGTGTGACTTTACTCAAATATTAAAGGGTGATTCTATGGTGTCGGCCGGAACATCATATCTAAACCTTATGGTTGAGAGAGGTGCTGTTTTATTAGATACTGAGATTGTATTGGGTGACCCTGAATTGGGTTATACCGGACAACCGGATAAGGTGTGGCTCATAATGAATAAGGAACAAACTGAGTTCGGTTTGGTTATTACAGATTGGAAGTCAAACAAGCCAAAGAACTTCGAGGAGACCCATTTCACAACAAGAATGAAATCCCCCTTCCAAAAACATCCAAATAATGCCTTGGGTCATTATTTCACCCAACTACCATTCTATGCTAAACTTTTACTGAAGATGTTACAAGGAACGAAATATGGGAATATGAAATTGTTCGGATGTATTATTGTGTTAGTTAAAGATGATGGAACATTTGAAGAGTTCCGGGTTCCAAAGGAAGTTCAACAAACCATATTGGATATGGATATGAAAAAGTATTTGAAAAAGTAATTAACAACCCCCACTCTAATTGGGGGTTTTTATTTGACTAAACCAAATAAATTAATTACATTTAAAATAAAAAATATATGGATGATTTATTAAAACCTCAAATTGATTTAAGAAAACAACCTACCGTGGTGTGTGATGAATGTGGTGGAATGTTCTTTAAAGAAGTTGTGTTGATTAAAAAAGTTAACAAATTATTAACGGGAAGTCAGGAAGACACGATAGTTCCGTTTCCAACTTACAGATGCGATGATTGTGGTCACGTAAATGAAGAATTTAAATTATTTGATAAGTAATGGAAATTGTTAAAAGAGAAAACGCATGTCCGATTTGTTCCTCAACCTTGTGGTTAATCCCGACAATGTCATATGTTGTTGCTAAAATTGTTGGTGTAACATACCATAGAGAATGGATATGGTGGGTTGCAATCCCAACTATGTTTTTAATATGGGGATTGTTAAATTGGAAAATAAAAAAATAAGATATGATTAAGAAACTAGTACATTTTAGTGATTTACATATACGATTATTCAAAGACCATGACTTATATAGAGGTATATTGAATGATATGTTGGAACAATTTAGAGAGATTGCCCCGGATAGGATTGTCTTCACCGGTGATTTAGTTCATTCTAAGAACCAAATGACGCCTGAACTTATTGAGTTCGTTGCTTGGATTCTTACGGAGTGTTCTCAAATAGCCAAAACCATTATTATAATTGGAAACCACGATTTTTTGGAATCCAACTCATCAAGGTTGGATGCTCTTACACCGGTGATTGATTCATTAAAGAACGACAATATTGTTTATTTAAAGAACAGAGGTGAATATGAGGACGATAATGTTGATTGGGTGGTGTATTCACTACTTGACCATAACATTCCACCTGAGATTGAAAAAACGGGTAGATTGAAGATTGGATTGTTTCACGGACCAGTTCAAGGACTAACAACTGATATTGGATACAAATTTGAAACCGGATTTGAAACTGATAAGTTTAATGGATGTGATTTGGTATTATGTGGTGATATTCATAAAAGACAAATCTTTAATATTCCGGGTGGTAAGAAAGCGTATATGGTGGGCTCAACAATCCAACAGAACTATGGTGAAACAATTACCAAACACGGATTTGGAATTTACAATTTAGAATCAGATGAATATTCATTTGTTGATTTGGATAATCCAAAACCTTTCTTATCATTTAAGATGAAATCATTTGATGATATTATAAACGGAACAGAAAAATTAGTTAATGGTGGAAGATGAAATAATAAAACTTCATAAGAATTATTGTGAAAAAACATTATTTGATTCTAACCCTAAATGGTTAGAACCTATTGAATGTGTGGTTTTAGGTGGTGAAGGGGGTAAAACAAATGGTTTTAGACAATATCCTTTAAACGGGTTCATCAAAAAACTATTAACCGATGATGACTTCTATGAAAAGTGGGGTAATGATTGTTGCGAGGAAATAAGTAGAGATGAACGAATTAAAATGTATTACGATACTTACGCTCCCGGAATGAGGATGATAGACGACCATTGGATAGATGCAAAATTAAAAACTCGAGAAATACCAAAAAGAAAATTAAAAGAAGATGGAAATTAAAATAACATCTACTCAATTAACGTCAGTCCAAGAATATTGTAAATTAAACAATATTGAAGATGTTGATAAGTTCATCACCAAATGTTATGTTGATGGATTTAACATTAAGAAATATGGATTACTTGGTGACGATTCAAGAAAAATAGGTGGGATTGAAGAAAAACAGGTGGAAATTGAGGTAATCCGAGAAAAACGAGTGGAGGTTCCAGTTGAAGTTATTAAATATGTTGAAGTCCCCGTTGAAATAATTAAAGAGATTGAAGTCATCCAATATGTTGAAAAAGAAGTGATTAAGGAGGTGCCTGTTGAAATAATAAAAGAGAAGATTGTAAATGTTATTCAAGAAGTTGTCCCAAATATAGATAAAATTGGGGACGAACCTAAATCAAATGATAAGGTATTACTTCTCCAAGAAACCCTACAAAAGTTAAGAAAAGAATTAACAGATAAAAATTCAAGGATTACAGAACTTGAAGAAATAAATAAACAATTGGAATCAATTAAGGTCAGTCAAGGTGCTGTTTATCTAAAAGGTTCCAACTTAAACGAAAGAATGTAATATGGAAATTTTAGTATGGTTCATTTTAAGCTACGGGCTTATGAACATTATGGTCTTTGGGTCAATATTCCAAGGACTTAGAAACTTCTTCCAAAATTGGGGGAATGATAAACAATTACCCTTTAATGGGGTTGCTCATTTCATATCAGGTATAATAACCTGTCCGATGTGTTTTAGTACTTGGGGTGGATTTGTTTTATCCTTATTGATATTCTCACCGACATTTGCTATATTTGGAACACCACTATGGATTAGTTGGTTCTTTGATGGGATTTTATCATCGGGAGCTGTATGGGCGATAAACTCAATTATAGAATGGTTTGAAGAAAACCGACCAGCAAAAAATTAAGATATGGATAATGGTTTAGGAGGATTTGTAGTTAAGTTTTTAAAAGAAAAAACGGAGACAAGAAAAATTATTAAATGTGATGACTTTTTCCAATTATTAAATGATATGGGTTTGAGTGATGATGATAATGAAGTTGTTAATATTATAGATTATTTGGATAGTAATAATACCGATATTAATTTCCACGGAGCAAAAACTCAAAATTATTACAATAGATTTAGAAATATTGAAAGAAAAGTTCAGTTATCTAAATTGTTAAAAGGTTCTAAATCGGAAGTCCAAAAATTAATTGAGGAGGTTGATAAAATTAAAGTTCCGGAAAGACCTGATTGGTTGGAAATGTATAGGGATGATGATGATAATTCGGATTTTAAAGTTTCCGAACAGGGTAATCAATATCAAAGAATTACGGATATGTTAACAAAAGAACTTAAAGACAAAGTTGAGAATGAACCGGGTATTACATTAGAAGAAACACAACGAGAAGTTGATAACGAAATAAATGGAGATATAACCGGAGAAGGTTTTTAACAAAATAAATAACAATTAAATAAATACAATTATGCCAAAGTCAAAATTACGTGGTGGAGCAAAAGCTCACAAAACAAGAGTAA